TTTTATATTTTTCAGCAAAGTCCTGTATTTGGTCTTTACTTGTTATGTCTAACTGATATGTTTCAACAATATCTGACTCTAGTTTAGAGATTTTGGATAAATCTCTTGAAACAGCTATAACTTTATATCCGCTTTCTGATAAAAGCTTTACAGTTGCATATCCTACGCCTTTACTGGCACCAGTTACTATAGCAGTTTTCATAAATATAATCTTTGGCTAATACTTATTTTTAAGGTAGTGATCTTTTTCTTTTATAAATCCTACCAAAACGTATCTGATAGGCCCTTCTCCAACAAATTCCACTCCGTGTTCGTATTTTTCATTACCTGGGAAAATTAAAAGAGTTTTGGGCTTTGGTCTTAGTTTTAAACCAATATTTTTGAAAAATAACTCTCCATCGTTATAATCATCATTTATATAAATTATAGTTGCATATCTTATAGATGGATCTGTATGTTGATCTGTATGAGATTTTAGCTCTATTCCTGGTTGCATTCTTTGTATTGTTGCAAAACCACTCAGCATTAATGAATCATCGGCTTCTGCTATCATTGATGCCATCCGTTTATAAAAAATTCTATATTCTGGATACTGAGATACATTGAGATTTTTATCTACCCAATTTTGAGTAATTTCAAATTTGCCTTCGGCAACAAGATTATCTACGTCATCTCTGCCAAACTTTTCCATACAAAAATTCTTGAGATTTGACATATACTCTATTTCCCAATCAGCCTGAGAGGCTTGATTTATTTTTTCAAGCAAAAATTCTAGTTCATCGTCTGTTAAAAAATTTTCTATAGATGTTAACTCATCTGTTATTTCTTCAAAGACAACCCCTCTATCTTTTAATATTTCTCTTAGTCTATCTATCATTGCCAGGCTCTCCTATTTTATACTTATTGCCAGCTAAGTCAAGCTTATAACCTTCTTTAAGCAAATCTTGCCACTCTCTTCTTTCAATCTCTTGCTTTTCTCTAATCTGTCTCATTTCTTCTGCCCAGGCATCCCTAACTTCTTGTGGATAGGTATCTTCTTCACGGTCATCCCAGAATGAGCCTATTGTATATCTAACACCAGACTCAATTAATGTTACTTCATGCATGTTTTCAAATCCGCCATCAAAGGCTGCTAGCATACCAGCCTTTGGTGCAATCTCAATATTTTGCTTAGGAAACTTTAAAAGTCCTCCAGCAAAATCATCATTTAAATAAAGGAATGCAGCATATCTACTTCTTGCAAAGGGACCACTATTTCCATGCTCATCTGTATTATCTGAATGCACCCTTGCATATGCTCCTGGCTCCCACTTTTGCGTATGGTACCCTATTTGAACAACTGTCTTAGGATCTATGTCGTGAACAGATGCAACAGCATTAATAAAACCTTCTTTAATTTTTGAAAAAATATCTTCTGGCAATCCCTCTTCTATAATTTCTTTATCACCATCTTGTGGTAAAACAGAAGAATATGATTCATAAAAAGAGATTGGCATCCAAGCCATTGATCCATTTTTTTCAGATTTATCCAAAACTGCTATAATCTTAGAGCATTCTTCTGGTGTCAAGAAGGTTTCATAAACCACAAGATCTTTATTAAGCCTAACTTTGTTTTCTAGATTTACCATATGCTTTCCTATCAATAGTTAGTGGATCCAGTGTTGAGGAATCATATACTTATATCCACTTTTAACCAAATGAGCTGTGTGGTGGTATGGTGGTGATGGTGGGAATATAATAACACTACCAGCTTTTGGTTTTATAGCAAATGTATATGAGGATGGGTCAGCCAATGCGAAATCTTCGGCTGGGGTACCTCCACTAATAGGACCATTTGGATCTCTAATTGTAAAGGAAATTTCTCCACCTTCATAGTCGTCATTAAGATACATAACCAAAGAGTATTTTAGTCTTTCGTCACCCTCTTGCTGATCAAAATGTGCCCCCATAAAGGTTCCTGCCATATACTTTTTTACTGGCATAGCTGGGAATAACTTTGGTGGATCAAAATTTCCGTGGGCTTCTGCATAGTCTTTTGCTACTGCCTGAAATGCATTATTAATAAGGTCATAAATTTTATCGTTTACTGCAGCACCATCGAATTTAGCTATAGATGAAGGAATGATTGTTTTGTCTGTTCCATAAACATAGTGTTGACCGCTACAGGCTGCCCACTCTCCCCAGTCAGAGATTGCTTCTAGCTCTTTTATTAATCCATTTGGATCTTCTATTACATTTGTATAGTAAAATACCTTATCATACAAAATTTCTTTATTCATTTTATTCCTCCGTTTAAATTATACCACAGTTCATTATTTGTCATTATGCGACAAAATGGTCCAAAAGAATGGAACAGTATATCTAATTCCAGAGATAATTGGGGTTACCCCATGGATATAATTCATATCTCCTGGGAAAAAGTATGCAGCACCCCGTTTGGGCTTAAACTGAATATTTTGATTAGGAAAATACAACTCTCCACCCTCATAATCATCATTTATGTAAAATAATCCAGCTATGTCATAATATGGAAAGTCATTTGGCTTGCCAGCATCTGGCCCAGTATGCAACTCTTTATCTGCATGCGGCATTTGTAGCTGACCAGGAAGCCAACGAACCATTGCTGGGCTTGTAGGAAGAGCATCTACACCGAAAAACTTATCTACTTCAATCTTTAGCCTTGCAACCATGCCCTCAATAATTTCAGGAACTTTTGGATCTGTTTTTTGAATAGTTGGATATGTTGCAACACGATTATCCCAGTATCCAGAGTCATATATTACAGTACCATTTTCATTATAGTGTGTTTCAGTAATATCCCATTCAGTATTATTTCTAATAAAGTTATTTAAATAGACTAGCTCTTCTTCTGTCATAAAATTTTCTAAAGCTACAATATTATCTGCCGATGATCCAAAAAATCTAGACGGGGTAATTGATATCCTATCAACAACGTTTTTATTAGCTAGGTTTTCTATATTTTTATCAGTCATATTTTCTCCTTTCCCAAATATTATTTAAGTATACACCGCCATTTGGAACTCTGTATTTTTTCATATTTTCAAAATTATTTTTAACTATTTTTTCAGAAGATATGACCTCATGCTCTGACTCCCAATCTTCTCTTTTAAATGGTATCATTTGTGCATACGGCGTTCCTGCAGGTAAAATTCCAGTCCATCCTTCTTGAATAAAAAATGGAAATGTTCCTGGTAGATTGACTTTATCGTTATCAACAATTCCGCTGGTTGTAAGAAAAGGCAAGTCATATCTTCCAAATGGTTGAGAATATAAAACACTATACCCTTCTGGAACTGATACTGCCCAATCTGGCCACCAAGCAAAATGTTTTTTATAATATCCTTTTGGGTGTTCAAACTGTTGCATTGGTGGCCTTAAGTGAACAAAATCATGGTATTTTTGATCTATTACTTTTACAGAAATTTCATTACTATCATTAAGATAAAATTCAATATCGCAAGGGGTTTTATATGTGTATCCAGTTATAAAAATATCGTAAAGTGCTGGGCATGCCTTCCAAGTTGGAATTTTCCCTTTATCTGGAGCAACGGCATATTCTCCATTTGGTAGTTTTGCATATCTATCTGCATTTTTATACCATTCTGGTAAACTTTTAGAAATTGGTCCTGGAGCAGAATAGTCTTTTCCTGAAAGCCATGGCCTATTTGTTATAAATTTAATTTTTGGCATTATTTATAACCTTCATTACTATCTTTTTTGCTTCATGGTGTCCTACGGGGTCTCCATTATGATCAACGGCATCTCTATAAAAGTGCGTCCACTCCCCTCTTGAATTCTTATCTTGACTCACAGCACCACGATCACGCATTCTACTATTCCAAAGATTATCTTCATATGGTGGCCTGCCATTACGAACTTCTATTTCATATGACTGAATATCGACTAGTGATATTGGCAAAATAGCAGCCACTGGAGTTCCTGCAGGAATGGTAATTTCAATATTTGGCTCAGTTATCATCCATGCTATTGGCAAATCACCTGCTAATACAGAACTGCTAATTACTGTAGACATACATTGTGCACCACGAATAAACTGATTTGGAACTGGCATTGTTAAAAGACTTAAATTTTCATTATTTTCTTTTACAAATGTAAGATCTGTATAAAAACTAACAGTTCTGTTTCCACGATTTGGATGAGCATATTTAGATCCAGACAAGATTTTTACATGCTCATTTGTTGAATCATTTACCCCATCCCAAATAAATGTGATATCTTCTGGATAAGATATTCCCCAACCTAATCTATTTGACAAAGAAAGTGGAAAACATTGATATGCATGCCTGTCAAAAGTGATATCCATCCATTCACGGTGCATTGGCAATTGGTCTATTGATGCATAATTTCCAGAAGTATAAATAGTAACATTAGGCATTAATATCCCGTCTCCTGGTAAAACTCTGGACGATGATACTTATCAGAATAATCTAGCATTGTCACAATTGAGTATTTTGTTCCACTATGAACTGGCATAGCACGATGAGGATACATAAAATTAGATGGAAAAACAAACAGATCTCCAGCTTTTGGTTTTATGTTTAGGTTCTGTAGCCTAAAGTAAAGTTCTCCGCCCTCATAGTTATCATTAGGATATGCAACCAAAGACACTACACAATTATAAGAAAATCCATTGTCAGAGTGTTCTTGGAAGTGTTGACCTGGGCCATATTTTACATAATTCATAGCTTCCCAATATCTAAGCTCTCCAATATTATGAACTCTGCAGTAATGTTTTACAGCCTGCAATTGTCTAAAATATACGTCATCCCATAGTTCTTGAAGCTTTATGGATGCCTCGCTTTTATCATACTGGATGTCCGTTTTCTTATATTTAAAATCATAGCAGTCACGATACTCTGGCATCTTCATGCCGTATCCAACCATAGCTTCTGCATAATTATAATGATTTGTGGGATCATTTAATACAGATTCTAGCCTTTCAATAATGTTCATTGATTCTGGCAAGACATCTCTAAATAATAGAATTCCGCTACCCAAATCCTCTATTGATGACCAAGTTATTTCATCAATTTTATAAAAATTTTGTATTCTATTTTGAATATCTTCTTGTGCACTCATATTGAATCCTAATAGTATAGCTTATTCATATCTTCTTGGCGGTAATTAAAGTTTCTTAGTCCACCACGATTGTTGTAGTCAGTCATAATTACAATAGAATATTTAGTTCCAGCTATCATATCATTTGAAGCATGCTCATATATATAAGTAGAGGGAAATACCATAATATCTCCCTTTTTTGGCTTTAAGGTTAGATTAAATCTAGGGAAGTATAGCTCTCCACCTTCATAGTCATCATTAACATACGCAACTACTGATACGGTTGTAACATATGCTGGGCCATGATCGGCATGAATTTTAAAGTGTGTTCCTGGACCATCATATTTCACAAAATTAAATGCTTCAAAGAAATTAACCCCTACGCCCCAATACATACCATAGTCGTCAACGTTTGGTTTTATTGAGCGAAAAGCAATTTCATGCATATCATATAGGCTTGAATTATGATTATCTCTTGGCCCAAGATTATTTGAACTTACTTTAAAATCTAAACACTTTCGAGCCTCTTCAAGAACAGTGTCTGCCTCAGTTACTTTTGCACCCTGCCAAGAATACTTTGTTTGTCCATTAAGGTTATTTTCCAAAGTTTCAATAATATAATTGCAGGTTCTTTCATCAATTGCCTGATTATATATGTTAATGCCTAATGCTGGATTGGTGACTAAAACTCCACCTTGAGTAAATCTTTCTGGCATTCTGTTTGAATCTGTTTCTGATCTATCTTTTGTTAACCAATTATTTGTCATGGATAAATTATAGCACAAAGCCCAGAGACCATATCTCTGGGCTTTGTTTTATTATATTATCTTAGAAGAACTTGGATGCTCCAGCTCCACCTGGGAAGCTTGGGAAGAATGGTGGGAAGAATGGGAAGAATGGGAAGAATGGGAAAAATGGTGGGAAGAATGGGAAGAATGGGAAGTATGGGAAAAACGGCGGGAAGAATGGGAAGAATGGGAAGAATGGTGGGAAAAACGGCGGGAAGAATGGGAAGAATGGGGGGAAGAATGGACTAAATGTAGTAACGCTAGATGAGTTAGGAGAAAATGCACCGTCTCCATTAGCATTGCTTGCACGAACCTTATATGTCTGAGATGTTCCGCCTTCTTGAGTTACTGTAGCTGATGTAACGTTGGCAGCAACGTTTGCACTCTTGTTGTCGCTACTTTCCCAGCGATATCCAGTAATTGCACTACCACCATTGTTTGGAGCAGACCAAGAAATAGAATCTTGATTTACAACAGTTGAAGCAACTGTTGGAGCAGATGGTGTTCCAGGAACAGTAGTAATAGCAACAGTAGTTGAAGAAGAAGCAGCAGAGGTTCCAGCATTATTGGTTGCAGTAACTGTAATTGTATATGTTACTCCACCTACAAGACCTGTTACGGTAACTGGAGAAGATGCTCCCGTTCCAGTTCTTGTTGTTTGGCCTGAAGCTGTAGCTGTGGCTGTATAGGATGTTGCAGCTGGAGAATCGCCAGGCAAAGAAAAAGTAACTGTAGCAGCACCATCATTAAACGCTCTGCCAGTTCCAACGTTAGTAGCAGATACGCTTGTTGGTGCCTTTGGCTCTAGAAAGTCGTTTGATGCCTGTGACCTTCTACCAGGTCTTTTTCCTACTGCCATGTTCTATTTTCTCCTTAATATTAAGATGCAAGGTCTCCGAATGCTACCCAGGTATTTGCAGCTCTCTTAAAGAGAGTTACAGAAGACCACTGAGCACGGAGGTTTAGGCCTGGTGTTGCATTAACTGTTACGCCAGCAGCACCAGCAATCGATACACCACCAGTATTTGTTCTTAGAACATCTATTGATGTACCAATTGGGAAGTTTGTAGTAGAATCTGCTGGAATTGTAACTGCAACTGCAGAACCACCAGTGTGAGATACTTCAACAAGTCCATCTCTAAGTGAAAGGCCACCAGTAGACAAGTTATATGCTGCAGCAACCTGCGTTATAGCTGTACGTGATGGAACACCTTCCTTTGTCTGAGTTCCGTCAGAAAACGCAACGCCTGAGCTAGCAGTAACCAATCCAGAGAATGTTGGGGCAGATACAACAGAAATTGTTGCACCAGTTTTGTCAATGTTTGTTCCAGCAATAATTGCTTCTGAAGCATTAAACTGTGCGTAGGTTACTTCAGTTGTTCCAATAGTAATTGTCCCAGTTGTGCTTAGAATGAAGCCCTTAGAGCCATTAGTTGAGCCAGATGTTACGAATGTAAAGTCACCATTTGCCAACTCTCCTGCAGGGCTATTATCTGCATCTGTTGCACGAGTTACAACCCATGGTGCTCCAGCACTTCCAACAGCAGTTATGGTATAAATACCATTTTGTTTTGCGTCTGTTTGTGCACGGAGAAGAATTCTATTACCAACAGAAACGGACACGCCATCAATTGTTCCAATTGAACCATTTGCGGATGCTGTAATGGTTGCACCTACACCATTAGTTCCATTGTTATATGTACCAGCAAGGTTACCAGCTGTTGCTGCAGCTACTGGCTGGTGGAAGTTAATTCCTGCTGCCAGACCATCAACATACTGCTTTGTTGCTGCATGTAGGTCTGATGTAGGTGCTCCAGAAAGAGTTAGTGCACCTGTTAGGGTTCCACCAGAAAGATTTAGTTTTGCATCTAATGCAGTCTGTGCTGCAGTAGATACTGGCTTATCGGCATCGGATGTGTTGTCTACGTTGCCAAGTCCTACGTGGGACTTAGTTACACCAGATACAGTTCCCGTGAATGTTGGATCAGCCGTTGGTGCCTTAGCATTAAGCTGTGTCTGAATATCTGATGTAACGCCATTAAGGTATCCAAGTTCTGTATCTGATACAGAGCCAACGCTTGTTGTAGATGGAAGGGTTACTGTTCCAGTAAAGGTTGGCCCAGAAAGTGGGGCATAGGTTGAAGAGGCTGTAGAAGAAGCAAGCTTTCCATCTAGCTGTGTCTGAATATCAGAGGTAACTCCGTTAAGATAAGAAATCTCTGTATTGCTAACATCGCCAATAGAAGTAGTATTTGGCAATACTACAGTTCCAGTAAATGTTGGATTGTCTTTTGGGGCCTTGTTTGTGTCAAGATTGTCTACAGCTGTATCTAGCTGACCAGTTAGGGTTTGTAGGTTGTCAATGTCTCCCTCAGCTGTTGTTAGGGAGGACTGAACTCCAGATACAGTTGTTTCTAGAGTAGCTAAATCATTTGCTACAGTTGTAACAGTAGTATAGAAGTCAGGATCATCTGAGATTGCTGCAGCAATTTCATTAAGAGTATTTAGTGCGTCTGGAGCACCGTCAATGATGTTTCCTAGCTGAGCAAGAGGAACTTTTCCAGCAGAGTCAAGTGTGGCAACACCATTATTAGCACCCTTCTGGGTTAGAGGAACATAATCATCAAGGCTTCCGCCTAGGTCAAGGTCGTTTGAGTCTACGAAATAGTACAGCTCAGTCCATGAGCTGGTACCATCACCCATCTTAAACTTACCAGTGTCAGTTTCAAAACCTATTTCACCAGCACCCAAAACTGGGTCTGCTGCTGTCCATTGTGCCGCAGTTCCTCTGCGTTGCTGCATTCTAGTTGCCATTTATACTTTTCTCCTAATGGGTTCTGCCCATACTCTTTTATTATACCGCTATTTTAGTTAAAGTTATCTACAGGGCTTCCACCGTCAAGTGTCAGTGTCCAAACAGTTGTGTCTGGTCCACCGCCATCTACTGGTGCTCCCTGTGGATCATTAAAGCTTCCACCACTTGTAAAAGTAGTTACGATTAAACCATTCCCATCAATTGATGTGTCGTGAATGTGTTGTGGAATATTCAAGGTGTCATCAATTACTGCTATGGTTAACCATGTACCGCCATAGTATACGTTAACTCTTTCTGTTAGCGTATCAAACCACATGTCTCCATTATCTGGAGAAACAGGAGGGGTAGATCCAACTGGCA